TATAATTTTTCCGTTATTCCTAAGGATTTTTTCATCAATTCTAATTGTGGCAATATAATAATGAAGAGTAAAGTAGCAGTTGCGGTATTGTTATCTACGAGTTTAGTCTCTTTGAATTCAGCTGCGTCTGGAGCTATGGCTTTGTCCTCTCAGTATCAAACAAAAAGTGAAATTAATCACGAAGATATTAAAATGATAAATTTAAAAAATAAAGTAATCAATTATTTTAATATTGACTTGGTTAAAGCATTGAAAGATTCAGAAAATATTTTATATGAAATAACTGATGATTTTTCCTGTGATTTTATAAAAAATTATGACTTTTCTGCAATGCTAAAAAATTTAGTTTCTGTGGAGTCCTCAGCTTTTACATTTATAAATAATAATTTAATTACAAAGATGGATATTAAAGATTCACTTCGCTTAATATTGTCTTTGAAAAATAAAATTACAAGAATAATGCAAATAAGGGATTCACTTGATGTGGTTCCAACTTATTATAATAGTGGAATAAATACAACTCATATTTTATCGTTAGCAAACAATACAACTAATAAATTATTAAGCGAAATCAAAAACAAGGCTTAGTAATCATGGTTGATGTTATAATTTTAGAGGAAGCCAGATATTTATTTGCTGATACATTTATAGAATTCCCTAATTTTGAAAATCAATTAATTAGTGTTTTTAAAGAATATATAGAAAGTAATCGAACAAAAGTGCCTGATATTTTTGGACGTGATGTTCCGTATAGGCAACCAAACAGGCTCTATGAGCTAAATGTTCAACATATTCATTTAAAGTTGCCTCCAAACCGATTCCCAAAGAACCAGCCTCAATATTATAGATGCAACGCCACTAAAGAGCCTAATAAGGATATTTTTCTTGTTTATGTTATTTCAGATTTTAATCCTAAGAGATTTGCGCTGTTAGCAATATTAAGACCACATGCTCATAAGAAAAGTAAAGAAAGAAGAATATTAAATTTATTTTGTCAATTGGCTGAAAAATATCAAGAACAAGAATTCGAGTTATATTGTGCAACTGATTAGCCCACGAGATATTTTACATTCACCGCTTAATTACGGTTTTTTATATCCAAAGTTACCCCTACGCCACTTTCTATAATTCAAGACAACAAATTGATTTATAGATACGCTCGGGGGCTTTCAAAGAATCGACAGCAAAGCTAGACACGCACACAACTCAATATAGCTAGTACGCTGTCACCTTATTAACTCACATAAAGATATTTAACATGGAAAGATACTCATCACCGATGTCTTATTTCTGGGGCGCTTTATGCACGCTTTTAGGCGCACTTAGTTTAAATGATATTGCCATTATTGTCGGTATTATCTTATCAATAGCGACATTTATTATTAATTGGCTGTATAAGCGCCGAGATTTTTATCATAAAAAAAAATTGAGAGAGCAATACTATGAAAAACACAACAAGAATAGCGACGAGTGCGATTTGTAGTGTTTCAGTAATCATCGGTATTGTCATTGCTAATTACTCAGATGACATAAGAACAAGCCAATCGGGTCTGGAAATAATCGGTAATGCTGAATCCTGCGTACGAGAGCCTTATTATTGCCCGGCTAACATATTAACGGTTGGGATTGGCTCAACGGGTAATCATATTGAACAAAAAATTTATACTGATGATGAGATAGCAAAGCGTTGGGTCAATGACATAAAAACGGCTGAACAATGTGTTAATCGCTATGCTAAAGGCTTTCATCTTCCCCAGTCTGTTTTTGACGCTGTGACCTCAATTACCTTTAACGTTGGATGTACAAAAATGCGAACATCAACAATGTATAAGCATCTGAATAACGGTGATTATAAGGCGGCTTGTAATGAATTCCCAAGGTGGAATAAAGCAGGTGGTAAGGCTCTAAAAGGCTTAGTAATCAGGCGAGAAAAGGAGAAGGCGTTATGTCTATCTTATGTTTTATCATCGCATCGATAATGGCTATCAAAGGTGTCAACGGCTGGGGGTTGGTTTTTATTTGTCTCGTTATTGTTGAGTGGTTCATCATGTTAAAAATATCAAAAGTAAATATATCATTGATTAGTATGTTGCTATTTGTTTGTTATTTCGCCTACAAATGTCGGCAAGATGAAAAGCTTGCAGTGGTGAGAGCAAATAAAGCTGAAGAAAAGTACGAAAAATAGCTACAAGATAACAATGAAGTAACAAAAGAGAATCAAACATTATTGAGGCGATAAAAAATGGACAAGCTAAAACAGCGGTTTTACGTCATGATATCGATAATGGTTTTATCGAGTTGCGCGTCAAAGTCGAATCCGTCAAACGAGATAGTGTCACCGCCAGCAGTACTGCTAGCAAAGCCTTACGACTTGCAAGAGCTTCTCAACAAGATTATTACCATCTCACTAGCGCAATCAGCTACAACAAAGCCATGATTGATGGTTGGCGAGAATACTATTGTAAAGAGATTGCACCCAAGAATAATACAGAGTTTATGTGCAAATAAACAGTAGATATGATAAACGGATGCAACTATACACATTGGCATAAAGCATGCTTAACATATCTAAAACGAAATTTTTTGTGTTATGCGTTTTATATAAAAAGATATGAACTACCTACAGCTAGATAATGCTGATAAAACAATTTATTCAATATAGATAGCTAAAATCTGCAATTAACCGAGCGAAAAATTATCTCCACCATTTGTCTCGACATCGTAATGCTTGATATTGCTAGTTATTGTTATAGCAAATCAGGCTTCCATAAAGGATTACTCCGTTTAAAAATTTCATGATTGGTACATTAAAGAAAGAATCATCATGGCGTAAAAACACGTTAACTACAGATCTAGTCAACTCAATGAAGCAGGTTACACAATGAAATTATCACATATCGTTCACACATTACGCCATTTTAGCCCTAGCTTTGCAGGTCGGGTTGGCGGTGCTGCTGCGTTTTCAGCTATTAAAGATACGGCACTTTTAAAATTACCTGCCGCTTATGTTGTTCCGCTTGATGATAGAGCACAAGATAACAAGCCACAAACAGATTATTGGCAAAATGTGACAGAAAGTTTTGGGGTTATTGTTGTATTAAAACCATTAGATGAACAAGGTCAACACGAAGCATATGACATTGTCGAAAACATAAAAACCGAACTTTGGCGAGCTTTACTCGGTCTTGAACCTTCTCCATCGCATAATCCAATTCAATATGATGGCGGCGGTTTACTGGATTTAGATCAGGGAAGACTTTTTTATCAATTCAATTTTAGTGCAGTGCGCGAAGTTGGTTTTGATAATACTCGTCAACACTTTGATTTAAATGCTATTGATAATCCAATTCCCGATCCTGATTGGCAATTCGATCCAAACGACCCAGATGCCATCAAACCTCCGCAGTATAACCCGTTAAACATTGGCAACTTCGATACTCTATCAGGAACGATTAATGAACTAGATTCGGGGGTAACGGTGAATTTTCAAAATAATAATATCTATGAGGGCAATAATGATAATTAAACCTATCAATAACAAACAGGTATATGACCCAGATAACGGGGATTATTTACCTAAAGTCGGTCGTCATGTTGAGTTTAACCAATACTGGGCTAGACGACTGGCAAATAATGATGTTGAAGAAATAATCAACATCAAATTAAAACAAAAAAAGGGTAACTAAAAATGACAATTAGTTTTAACAATATTCCTAACAATATAAAAGTTCCATTATTTTATGCGGAAGTGGATTCGTCTGCGGCTAATACAATTCAAGATAGCGGTGCTTCATTAATTATTGCTTATCCATTAGCTGATAGCAGTATTGAACGTAATAAGCTCATTATTATGCCGTCTGCAGATCAAGCTAAAAAACTCGCAGGACAAGGTAGCCAATTATCTAGAATGGTTGAATCCTATCGAAACACCGATAATTTTGGTGAGTTATGGGTGATTGCTGTTGACGAACCTGCATCTGGCTCAAACGCAACAGGTACTATTCAAATATCAGGCACCGCAGAAGAAACAGGGATATTAAGTTTATATATTGGTAACTGCAAAATTCAATCGCGCGTAACGATTTCGGATACTGCGGACAATATTGCCAATGCACTAAATAATGCAATTAATACCAATTCCAATTTACCTGTTACAGCAACTATTAGCAATAGCACTATCACGTTAACAGCCAAAAACAAAGGATTGAATGGCAATGATATCCCGCTATGCTTTAACTATTACGGCACAATCGGCGGAGAAGAAACACCTGACGGATTAAATATTGCAATCACGCAAATGCATGGCGGAACAGGTACTCCAGATTTAACGCCGGTTATTGCCGCGATGGGGGACAAACTCCTTGATTTTATCGCCTTTCCATTTAATGACTTAGCATCACTCGCAACATTCAACCAAGAAATGGATGACACAGTAGGGCGTTGGAGTTATGCGCGCCAATTGTATGGACATGCTTATACTGCTAAAAAAGGGGATTTATCCGAGCTTGTCGAATTTGGTGATAAATTAAATTACCAACATATTACCGTTGCAGGCTATGAAAAAAACATTCAGACAGGTATTGATGAATTAATTGCAATGCGAACATCGCGGAATGCAATTTTTATTCTTAACGATCCTGCTCGACCAACACAAACGGGCTTATTAAACGGCGCGTTACCCGCACCAGATAGTGATCAGTTTACACTAACAGAACAACAATCTTTGCTAAGCCATGGTATTGCTACAGCTTATGTTTCTAGCGGAAATTTATTAATACAACGTGATATCACAACCTATCAACGTAATAGCTACGGCGTTGCTGATAATAGCTATTTAGATAGTGAAACCTTGCATACGCTAGCGTATGTATTACGTAAATTACGCAGTGTGATCACATCTAAATACCCACGGCATAAACTAGCAAATGACGGCACGCGATTTGGTGCAGGGCAGGCAATTATCACCCCTTCCGTCGCTAAAGCGGAAATTAATGCAACATATCGACAATTAGAATTATTAGGTTTAGTTGAAAACTTTGATGTGTTCAAAAAGAACTTAATTGTTGAACGAAATGTCAACGATCCTAATCGATTAGATGTGTTATTCCCACCTGATCTCGTTAATCAATTACGCGTTTTTGCTGTGTTAGCACAGTTTAGATTGCAATATCCAGAGGAGAAAAACTAATGACACAACGACGTATTGCAGGAACAACTTATATTAAAGTTGATGCCAACCAACTATCATTAACAGGCGGTATTGAAGTCCCAATGAATACTAATGTAAAAGAAAGTATTTTGGGATTAGATAATAGCGTTCACTATAAAGAAACGTTCCGAGCTCCGTACATTAAAGGGACATTTAAAGTACCGCGTGATTTTCCAATCGACAAGTTAATGTCTAGCGATTCAATGACAGTTACCGCAGAACTTGCCAACGGTAAGGTTTACGTTTTATCTAATGCTTGGGTAGAAGGTGAAGTTAATCACAATGCCGAAGACGGTACAGCAGAAATCGAATTTCACGGTGAAGAAGGATTTTATCAATAATGAAAGAAATTAAACTATCACAGCCGATCATGGCACATGGCAATGAATTACATGTGCTGGAATTAAAAGAGCCTACCGTCAAAGATATCAAAAAATTGGGATTCCCATTTGATAGCCAAATGATTGGCGATCCTAAAAAAGTGGCTGATTACATCGTGGCATTAGGTAATGTTACACCAAGCTCGGTGGAACAACTTACACCCTATGATTTTCTAATGATTACGGGAGAAATTATGATGTTCTTTGGCCCAAAGGATCAAGTAAAGGAAGCAGAGACGCCATTGGAAGCGGAGCAAGCCCAATCATCACCATTGAATATCTTGTAAACCTTTGTTTTGAAGTTGCCAAGTACTGGCAACTTTCTCCTTTCTACATCATTGAAGAACGTTCACTATCCGAACTCTTTGAACTCTGTGAACAAGCAAACCGCATAGAAAATAGCAAGGAATCAACATTATGACTAGCTTTAATTTAAAAGCTGCAAAGGAATATATCGATAAGCTACCGCCAAAATTAAATAATATAAAAGGCAAACTTGAAAAATTTCAAAAAAGTGTGCAAAACTCAAAGTTTGCCAAATTTGATCTAAAAGGTGCTGTAACTGGCCTTAATATTTCTGCGCCGTTTGTTAAAGGTGTGAAAGATGCAATAGCGTATGAAGAAGTTATGGCTGACATCAAAAAGGTTGTTGACTTTGATACGCCTGAGCAATTCAAACAAATGGGGCAAGATATTCGTGAAATGTCACTAACGTTACCAATGGCAGCTAAAGATATCGGCGCAATTGTTGCAGCAGGCGGACAAGCAGGTATCCCAAAAGAAGATTTAAAGCAATTTGCCGAAGATGCTGTAAAAATGGGTATAGCATTTGATAGCTCTGCGGAAGAAGCGAGTAGCACAATGGCAACATGGCGAACAGCTTTAAAGCTAACTCAAAACGAGGTTGTTGAATTATCTGATAAAATTAAATTGTTGAGCAACCCGCAAAATGCAAAAGCCAAAGATATTTCAGATGTAGTTACAAATGTAGTTACAGAAATTGGCTCGCTGGATAATATTTCTGGTAGCAGTACTGACAAGTTAGTTGCATTAAGTTCAACAATTATTTCCGTTGGTACAAATACCGATCAAGCAGCTACGGGTATAAAAAACTTTATGTCGATGCTGGCATCAGGTGAGGCTGCGACTGAGAAACAACAAGAGGCATTACAACAGTTAGGCTTCACATCAACTGAAATAGCTAACATCATGCAGAAAGATGCCGAAGGAGCGATTACATCAGTACTTGAATCGCTAGGTAAAGTACCAAAAGATAGGCAATCTGCGTTACTAGCAGATTTGTTTGGTAAAGAAAGTATTGCTGCAATTTCACCATTAGTTGATAATCTGGAACTATTAAAAACTAATTTTAAGCGTGTTGAGGATGCATCGCAATACGCTGGTTTGATGCAGGAACAGTATGAATTAAGATTAAATAACGTAGCCCAAAAATTACAAATTTTTAATAATGGTCTTAATAATATCAGTTTATCAATTGGTGAGGCATTATTACCAACATTTATCGAACTATTAAACCAAATGCAACCGTTAATCGTTTCATTTGGGCATTTTATTCAAGAAAATCCTGAACTCGTGAAAATGGCTGCGATGGCGATTGTGGGGTTAATTGGTCTTCGTGTTGCATGTGCAGGTGTGAATACTATTGTTGGTGTGCTAACAACCGGGATCGATATTTACAACGGTGTACTTAAAGCTAATAAATGGGTAACAAAGTCTCATGCGGCTATTCAATTAAAATTATCTAATGCATTTAAAAAGGTTCGAAATTCCTCAATAGCACTTAAAATAGTGACATTGGCTCATACAGGTGTTTTAAAAAGCATTACTTTAGCGACAAAATTATTTACTTTCTCGAAGATAGCATTATCTAATGCATTTAAAACGGTTCGAAATTCCTCAATAGCGCTTAAAATAGTGACGGTGGCTTATACAGGAATTTTAAAAAGCATTACTTTAGCGACGAAATTATTTGCTTTCGCACAGATAGCATTATCCAATGCATTTAAAATTGTTCGAGTTACTTCAATTGCGCTTTTCACGGTCATGGCCATGAATCCAATTGGGCTAATCATGACAGGTATAGCTATTGCTGCAACATTAATCATCACATACTGGGATGATATAGTTAAGTTCTTTCAATGGCTATGGGGGGTGATAAAACCTTACGTTATGCCTATTATTGATTATTTTATAGCAGAATTTAAAGCAGGTGGTGAAAGCATCATAAATGGCTGGCAGAGGGTAAATGAGTTTTTTAGCGGATTGTGGGCGTCTATTGAGCCATATGTAATGCTGATTTTTGATATATTCATTGAACCCTTTAAAAATGCGGGTGAAGTTATACCAACGGTATGGGAAAGTGTTCAGAATTTCTTTAAAAACCTATGGGATAACGTTAAGTCTGGCATCCAACCGCTACTAGATGCTTGGGACTTTCTTTTCGGTGACAATGAAAAGAAAGTAAAAGTTACGGCTGATACAGCGAGTTTACCGAAAGAAATGACCAAACCAATGGTTACATGCTCCAATTATCAAACGCCTCAAATGCCAATTAATAACTTTTCAAATAATAATGCAAATCGAAATAATAATGGTGAATTGGTTGTGAAGTTTGAAAATGCCCCGCAAGGGACTATCGTAAAACAAACTAAACAGGCATCGGGTTTTGATACTAAAGCCGATGTGGGTTGGAATCCATATGCATTAGGAGTCTATTGATGAACTTCATGAATTGGCTAAATGATTTATTACCAGCAAGTTTTCGAGGAGTGCCATTCCAAGTGAGTGGCACATCAGCTGAATTTGGTCGGCGTAATGAAACCCATGAATATCCGTTCCGAGATGTTCCTTATACGGAAGATCTAGGTCGTTCTGCGCGTAAAAATAAAATTGATGCGTTTGTTATTGGTGACGACCACAAAGAACAAGCTGAAAAACTGGTAGAAGCCATCGAGAAAGAAGGTGCAGGCACACTCATGCACCCCATATTTGGTGAATTGAATGTTAACATTACCGGCACGGCAACCGTTAGTAACTCGGTTGAAAACGGTCGAATGAGTGTTATTTCATTCTCTTTTGTTGAAGCGGGGGAATTAATCTTCCCCGATTCATCTATCGCAACAGATGATGTGGTTGATGAAAATGCAGATAATGTAGATCAAGCACTACTAGATGCATTTGAAGATTTTGATTTAATCGACGCGCCCGATTTTGTCTTGAGTAATATTCTTGATGAAACCGTGTCAATTTTAAATGACATAGCTGATGCTTATAATGCGATAACTCCCTATGTTAATGATGTGATTAAAATCCTAAATGGTGATTTATCACCCATTCTTGGTGCTGGGGGGGCATCCATTATTAATTCAATCAAAAATGTTTGGCAAAGCGCAACAACATTTTCCAATTCTGTAAATGATTTGGTAGCCAAAGTAAAGGTGTTTAACGGCGTATTATTTATAAAAAGCGTTTTGCCTAGCGCCATTTGGTCAACAGATAGCAAATCGACCCAAAAAAGAAAGAAAAATCAAAATCTAATCAATACCGCGATTCGCGTAACCGCACTGACAGAAGCATCACGAATAATTGCGTCATTGCCAAAGCAAGTTGAAGATAAAAGAAAACAAGCTTTTGCGCCTGTGGCGTTAGAATCAACAAAAGGGAAAAAAGAGAATTATTTCAGCAGAGGGGATACTTTGCCAAATGGGAACATAAACAATTCACAGGCTAACATAACAATCTCAACCATATCAACATCATCAACAGTTGAAAAAAGTAATACCATTTCATTTGATGATTTGCTGGATATCAAAGATGCTATTAATGAATCGTTTGATAAAGAACTGTCAAGAACCGAGCATGATGGTTTGTACATTGCACTAGTAAAATTAAAAGCTGCAGTTAACCAAGATATCAATGCACGTTTAATCAAAATAGAAAAAACCATTGTTTATATGCCTAATGACGTATTGCCCGATTTAGTTTTAGCGCACTATCTCTATAACAATGCGACACGTTATGATGATATATCAATTCGCAACAACGTCCTTCATCCTGGTTTTGTGCCCGTTAAAGAACTGAGAGTACCCACACCATGAGCGATAATAAAGTGTTGTTAAAAATTAATCACAAATACTTTGGCGGTTGGACTGATGTAAGTATTTCGGCGGGTATTGAACGACTAGCCCGTGATTTTAATGTCACTATTACTCGACAATGGCCATCATCAGGCGATGCTTCAGAAGCAAAAATTGATGTTAAAAATGGTGATTTAGTTGAAGTGTATATTGATGATGACGTGGTTTTAACGGGGTACGTTGAAGCATTGCCGATTCGATATGATGCGGGATCACTATCAATGGGTATTGTTGGCAGAAGTAAAACCGCAGATTGTATTGATTGTAGTGCAGTACCCAAACAATATAGCGGTAGTTCAACTATTCAAGTTATTCAAGATTTAGTTAAACCGTTTAAGCTAAACGTTATCAACCAAGGTAATGATGTTGGTGCTATTAGCATTCAAGCGGATCAAGGGGACACTGTTTTTGATGTCATTAGTAAAATAATGGGTATGCAACAAATTATTGTATTTGATGACGAGCAAGGGCAAGTTGTCATTGGTGATATCGGTTTCGATGAGGCAAAAACAGCTTTGGTTTTAGGAGCTAATATTTTGTCGGCGGATACTGGAAATAGTATCGAGGATCGATATTCCGATTATTTTGTCTCAGGGCAAAGCGTCGGTGATGATGAAAACTTTGGTGAAGCAACGCTAGCATCCGTTAGCGCCACATCTAAAGATGAGGAAATTGTTCGTTATCGTCCATTAATCATAAAGCAGTCTGGCGACTCGAATAACGGTACTTGCCAAGAACGCTGTGAAATGGAAAAAGTGCTGAGAGCAAGCAAAACCAGAGAAGTCACTTACACCGTACAAGGTTGGCGTCAGGGGGACGGAACGTTATGGAAACCTAATCAAATGGTTGTCGTTAATGATCCGCTGCTGGGTTACGATAATGAAAAACTGGTTATTGCTGAAGTTAAATATAGCTTAAGCAGTCGTGGAACGTTATGCGAATTAAAAATAGGTCCCGTTGAAGCCTATTTGCCTGACAAGAAGAAAAAAGGTAAGTAACCAGATGGTGAGGTATTCTAATGCGTAAAGTTTTAAATAAAATAATGAACCTAGTTTCTCGTGGCTATATAACATTTAGTGATAGCAACAGCAAATGCCAAACGTTACAAATCAAAATGTCGGGCGGTGAACAAAAAAGTGATATTGAGCATATCGAGCCGTATGGGTTCACATCAAGGCCATTAGATGGCGCAGAAGCTGTTGCATTATTCTTAGATGGTGATAAATCGCATGGTGTGATTTTAACCACAGGTGACCGACGTTATCGTATTACATCGCTCAAAAAAGGCGAGGTTGCCATTTACACAGACGAGGGTGACGCTATTATTTTTAACCGTAATAACGAGATTAACGTAAAAACTAAAAAATTTATTGTTAACGCTGATGATGCAATTGAACTAAATACTAAAAATTTAGTTGTTAGCGCATCATCAGGAACACAATTTAATACGCCATTATTCAAATCATCTGGAGAAATAGCAGATAAAACCAGCACTATTTCAAACATCAGAACCATTTATAATGGACATACACATAATGAAACAAGTACCGTAACACACAACCCAAATCAAAAAATGGGTTAGTTTGTATAAACGTTTAATTCAAATAGGGCAAATTGCGCCTTTATTTTGTCAAAATAATACGCCATTTCAAACAGGGCACCTTTTGCTAGCACCCACAGGTGACCCGCCTGTTTTAATGCGTCGTTTTTAGATGCTAGCTTAGGTTGTAACATCCTCATTACTGCATAAGTTGAGCATAACATACCTTGCCGTGCTTGCTCATTTTTAGCATTACCAGATGATATTATTTGAATATTAGTGAGCTTATCTTTTTCGTCAATGTTTAACATAACGGCAAACGTGATATTACCTAATTGAGATTCTTGATAACCATTTGCACCATCATTGAATAAACGCAACTCATCTATTTTTATTTCTGCGCACTGTGGAAATGTTTTGAAGTATTTTTTTATGCCTTTATCAAACTGTTTAGCGGTTTATGGCAGTTCTTTTTACTCCGTACTTGCTGAACTTGCTAATAAAACTAAAGCTAACAAAAATAATTTTTTCATTTTTTATTCCTTATTCCTTATTCTATGAGTTAGTAACATGTTTATAAACGTTAATGACAAACTGATGTCAATGTCATCACATACAAAACCACTGTATCGCGCTTTAATCATTTCGCTATTCACATGGCGACACAAAAATGCCAGTGATGATTCAGAACACCCTTACGGTTGGTGGGGTGATTCGTACCCCAGTATAGCAAATGACAAAATTGGATCACGCCTTTATTTATTGTCTCGCTCAAAATTAACCAATCAAACTGCCAATTTTGCAAAAATTTATATAAAAGAGGCGGTGCAGTGGATGATTGATGACGGGCTGGCATCACGTATTGATGTTTCAGTAAAGCGAACCGATTTAACCGTTTTAGTGGCAACCATCAATATTTATAAAAACGATGGCAGCAGTGAAGAATTCAAGTTTGACAACTTATGGAGTGATATTAATGTCTAGTGGATTTTCAAGACCAACCTTACCCGATTTAATCACAACAATACGCAATGATTTATATGCGCGCCGAGCTGTTGATGATGAATTAATTTCATTACGGCGCAATGATCCAGAAGTTTATGGACGAGTGATAGCAGGGGCTACCCATGTATTATTAGGCTATATTGAAAATATGGCTAAAAATATTTTGCCCGATCAAGCAGACGAAGCTTGGTTGATCCGACATGGAAATATGAAGCGTTGCTATAGAAAACAGCCTACAAGGGCGGTTGGCTATATAAGATTTGATGCAGTCGCAGACGGTATTGTTATTCCTAAAGATCGTAAGGTCCGGCGTCAAGCGGATCGGCACACGTATACTGTTACACAAACCACAACATCATCAAATAATATTTTACGTGTTCCAGTAATTTGTGACGAAGTCGGCACAATCGGCAATTGTGATGATGGCTCTAAGATGTCACTGATTACGCCAGTTACAGGTCTATCATCAACATGTTTTGCCGATTCAATAGAATCAGGTGCTGATATAGAGGATTTAGAATCTTTTAGAAAACGAGTTATCGACAGGTGGTATTACACACCACAAAGCGGAGCCGATCAAGATTATGTACAGTGGGCAAAAGAAGTACCTAGCGTTACAAGAGCTTGGTGCTATCGACATTGGGCAGGAACGGGGAGTGTTGGCGTGATGGTGGCAAATAGTGATCCCGTTAATCCCGTTTTAGACAATACCGCTATTCAAAATATCAAAAAACATATTGAGCCATTAGCGCCCGTTGCTGGCTCTATGTTAATTGTTTTTTCGCCTATGCCCAAACCTATTAATTTTAAAATTATGGTCACCCCTGATAATCCAGAAATTCGCTATCAAATAGAAACCGAATTGAAGTCATTTTTATTAAGAGAAGGCAATCCACAAACAACGTTATTTAGGTCACGTATTAGCGAAGTGATAAGCGCATCATTTGGCGAATATGCCCATGAATTAGTTTATCCCGACAAAGATATTTTTATAGAAAAAAATCAAGTGGCTACTTTTGGAGGAATTGAATGGATTTAGACAAACAATACCGAAATATGGTAGGGCACTTATTGCCGTATGGCCCTGCGTGGAATAAATCAGAACCAATACTACTATCACTGGCATTAACATTATCAAAAACTCACGTTAGATTAGATGATTTAATGCAAGAGGTTAACCCCAAGACGACGACAGAGCTGATAGATAGATATGAGCAAATATGTGGATTACCCGATAGTTGTTACCCGTCGGAGGTTCAAACGTTAACTACTCGGCGTAACCGTTTGGATTCAAAAATAAATTTGGTCGGCGGCATAAGTAAAGCATTTTTTCTACAAGTTTTAAAAGCCAACGGCTATACAGATGCCACTATTACAAACTACAACAATGATGTTTTTACCTGTGAATCAACATGTAACGACTATTTATACGATGAAGAGTGGCGTTTTTACTGGATAGTAAATATCCCTCACAATTATCAAGTAACAGAAATGACCTGTAATGATGGGTGCGATTCATATTTGAGAAAGTGGGGTGATAAACAAATCGAATGCATAATTAATAAATTATGCCCATCACATACTTATGTAATTTTTAAATACGGAGTAACAAATGCATAGAATTGATACACCAACAGCCCAAAGAGATAAATTTGGGCAAGGAAAAAATGGCTTTACCCGTGGTAACCCACAAACGGGTACTCCAGCCACTCAGCTAGACTATTTGTATTGCGATGCAATTCAAGAAGAAATTGCCAATGCGATTGAAGCCGCAGGAATTAAACTTGATAAATCTAAGCATGACCAACTCGCCAGCGCTATTAAAGAATTTGTCAGAAAAGGTAGCGTACGACTTAGTTCGGCAGTAGACAGCACATCAGAAACAGAAGCGGCAACACCGAAGGCTGTGAAAGTAGCATACGATTTAGCGGCGGGTGCGGTAAAAAAATCTGGTGACAACATTGATGGCAATTTATTTGTCAAAAATATGCGAGTTCTCGTGGACGGCGATGCATTTCCGTTTCGCGGCAATTTGAACAATGCTCATTTAAATGACATTAAAGGCCTGCAGCACGGCGTATATTTTCAGAGCGCAAATGAATGCGCAGCTGTTGAAAACGGTTATCCGATCTCTGCTGCTGGTTCGTTAATTGTGTCGCAAACTGGTGGCGATGGCGCGAACGGGTGCTGGCAGTCATACACGGATTACTACACTGGACGTCAATTTATCAGAACCTACAGGGAGCGGCCGAACGAGTGGTCAAACTGGGTCGAGCAAATTACAACAGCAAACGTTAATAGCTTTTTGCCTGTCGGTATCCCGCTGCCGTGGCCACAAGATCGTCCGCCAACGGGATGGTTTGAATGCAATGGCGCGTCATTTGATGTAAATCAGTTTCCAAAGCTAGCATCTGTTTTCCCGTGGGGTCGGCTACCAGACTTGCGGGGTGAGTTTATACGTGGATGGGATAATGCACGTGGTGTTGACCCAGGTAGGCAAATCTTGAGCTGGCAGGGTGATGCCATTCGCAATATTGTGGGAAGCATGGGGTTTACAGAACTAAATAACGGCGTGCAGACGGCGGGGGCATTTTATGTTTCATCAAATCCGCACGCATCAATGACGTATCACTCGCGTGGTGATGGTTTTAATACTGTTGTCGCATTTGACGCATCGCGTTCAGTTCCTACCGCGCACGAAAATAGACCGATCAATGTCGCATTTATGTATATAGTTAAAGCAGAATAATTTTAGGAGATTTATATAATGAAATATCAATTACAACCAGAAATGGCAATTTTAGATAAAAACGGATTAACAGTAACGGCGGGTTATGCTGTCATTTATAATTTTGACGTGCTAACTGGGGAGTTCAAAAATGCAAGTTATCAGTATTTACAAGTTGGCGTCGGTGTGCCGGCTAACTCATGCATTGATGCACCGAAATCGGTGAAAGAAGATAAAGCGATTGTTCGTCAAGACAACAAATGGGTTTACCTTAATGATTACCGAGGCAAAAAAATTTACTCAACTACAACAGGTGTAGAATCAACAGTAACAGAAATAGGCGACATTCCTACAGATTACACACTGTTAAAACCAAATTCTGAGTTTGATTCTTGGAACGGTGAAGCATGGATATTAGATGAAAATAAACAGCATCAGCGCCATGTAAATGTTGCAATAGCACAGAAAAAAAAGTTATTAAGCGAAGCTACTACGCAAATTGATTATCTACAAGATGCGATTGATACTGATATTGCAACAGACGAAGAAAAGGCGTTATACGCGGATTGGAAAAAATACCGAGCATTACTCAATCGCATTGATGTTGATACGGCGCCAGACACCAATTGGCCAGAAAAACCGCTGTAATAATTAACTGCTCTGGGTAATTGTATTTGTTTTTTTTGTGTATAAACAGTGCAATTATCTGGAATGCCTTTATTGACAAACGACATTACGCCAATTCTGACATTACTAGCGTTGTTGCATTATTTCACTATTATAAGCAAATCCCTCTAAATCGATATGAAGTAAGTTGAATTTAGTTTTTTAGATCTAAATTAGTTTTAGTGTCAAAAGATAATACATTAAAAATTATAGATTCTTTTGTCTAAGAGCAAATAAAGTCTATTTCATCTAAATGCTAACAATTGAACTTATTACAAATTTCATTTCTTTTAATTATTAT